AGCAAGTATATCTTTATCTTTCCAACCAAGATATTTCTTTTGAGCATAAGTAGCAGAAACAAATTCTGAAGAAGCTAGGTTATTAAAGTTACCCGCTTTTAACTCAAGCCTTTGATTTTCTCTCAGCTCATAAAAATTAGTAGGCACATTAAATTCAATCTCAATATTTTGTTCAGTAAGATCGAGCTTTTTAAATATTCCCATTAATGTTAAATGAGTAATAAAACCTTTCTTTAATCCAGCTGCAAATCTTTGCTGCTGTCTCATAACAAATCTAGCAAACTTAAGTTCTTCTCTTAAAATAGTTGAACCATCTGCTGAAGCTTGATCATTTGGATCGAGTCTAGTTGAAGGGACTTTAAGAGCTCTGTATAGCTTCTTAATGAAATACATTAAGTCAGAAAGTTCACCTAAATTTTGACCCCCAGCTAATTGACTTACAGAAGTGCCTTCCGAGCCTTGTCGTTTAGCAAACCAAAATGCATCAAGCATAGATTGAGGATTAAATTTCTTTACAACATTATCTTGATCTAAATCAAATGTTTTCTTAGACCAATAATTTTGTATTAATTTTCTAAGGTATGCTTCAGCCTTAGGTGGAGCCATATTACCTACATCAACGTTAAAGACTAATCTCTCCGGAGCTCTTACCAGTCTATAAATTACAATAGCATCCTCAATTAAAGATAGCTGTCTATAAGGACGTCTCGCATTCTCAAGAAATGGTATAACAAAGTTTTTAGTTTCGTTATATACACCAGAATTAATGTAAGTAATCTGGTTTTGATCCATAGGTATGAATTCAATTTTTTCTATTTTTTTAGGATTTTCAGGACTGTATATTGGTTTTCTATAAATATACCCTTTAATAAGCATATTTTGAATATTGTTATATACAGGGTCTATAATTTCAGATGGTAGATTTATAACTCCTAAAATACCATCTTCAACAAAGCCTTCATGAATAATTTGCTCAAAAAATAATTCACCTTCAACTAGAAGTTGTCTAAAATACTGCCAACCTCTATTTTTTAAATCATAATATTCTATATATCTATGAAATTGTTTTTCTAACTCTGATTTTTCTTCAACCGTTAAATCTACTTCTTTTAATTGTAATTTTGTAATCCAACCTGATTCATCCGGATTAATAGTTTCATCACAAATTTCATCTAAAGCATCAGCTACTTCAGAATAAGCAGCTATAATTCTGTAATCACGTATCCTACCATTTTTATCTTCTTGAATGTTAGCATACATTACATCACCAAAAGAAGAATCTTTAGCAAAATCTCCTATAGGTATATTATTATAAGGATTTGATGATGAAACAGAAGCTTTAGCTAAAGCTTCTGCTCTTTTCATACCCGTCTTTTTAAAAATATTATACTTAGGATTAAGTTGATTACCTTCAGGCTCCACATTTGAATATGGTAAACGGCTCTGGATGTATTGTATAAGATTTCGTCCAAAAGTTGATGCTCTGCCATCATTCGTAACATAAGAACGATTTTGAGAGGGTGTTGTAGATGAATCTGCCATTGTATATATTTATTCTAAGTTAATGATAGAGCTAGCGGCTTGATAAGAAGAAGCCCATCCAGCCTCATTTGCGGTAACAAAAGTAAACTTACCTGTACCGCTCAATGTTGATGTAGGTAGAGATATACTAACTAAATTATCAGTAGCAATATTATACAGACTATCATCAAGTTTATATGCACTTATTGTATCTAATTTAGCAGAAGTTACTTTTTGGAAATCTGTAAAGAAGTTTAATCTATTAGCACTTAAATAAAGTGAATTACTATAATTTAATGATTTACCGTATAATATAAAATTATTAGTTTGAGAGGATAGTACTGAGGTTTCATTTCTTAATTGCTCAAAAACTCCTGATGTGGTATAAAATATGTTTGTAAATTGAGGTACACCAGATACAGATATAGTTTCAGAATAATTTGTAGGTACGCTATTATCATAGCCAGATAACGCTCCATAACCTTGTTCAATAAAAGACTTATTTGATATTTGTTGATCTAATGGTGAATAAATTCTATTTCTTAAATCTACTGCTATAAAATTATTATCAATTTGATATATGTTACCAGATGTATCTTTCTCTTCCGGAAATAACCAACCTTTAATAGTGAAAGATGTATCTACAGTAATTCTAAATTTTTCAGAAAAAGTAGTATCTGTTGGAGTAGAGTAACTTAAATTACCGCTCCATAAAACTTCGCTTCTTATTTCTTGATCATATTCTGCTCCATAATCATCAGGCACTTTCCAAGTAAGTATAATATATGGATTATTATAAGGAACAAAATTAGAAATTATTTGATCAACATCTTGCATGTATCTTGCTAAAATTGACATGCTTACTTCTAAATTAACTGGCACTGGCATTAAGAATCTAGAAGAAGATTTTGGATTTTCTGTTTCTGTTGTAGGTATAAACGAAGAAGTTAACTTATTAAATACTCTATCTTCATCACGTGAAATACTGTCTAAGTTAACAGCTACAACCGGTAAAGTTATATTTTGAGCCTTGTTAACTATATCATACATTACTCGCTGCTTAGGAGCAAATACATATCTTACATCAATATTGGATTTAGCATTTCTATCTTTATCAAATCTACTTATAACTGTATCATCAAATGCAGCTACAAACTGAGTCAATAAATTTTTAATTTCAAAATGAAATGCTCTATTCTTCATACTTTATATATATTTATTACAGAAACCTATCAATAAAATATTTCGGCAACTTATGTCGATTATTAACTACATTTTCTGCTATTGATCCATCTAAAATATATGTTATACAATGATCTTTATGCGATCTTACTCCTCTACCGCATGATTGAATTAACGAGCAAAGCATTTTATTCATATACCAATTAAAATCATCTTTCATTAATTTTTCAATGCGTTTATCTTTAGTAGGTAAAAAAGGAGCTTTTACTATTATCTGAAATCTTGCTAAGTCATCTCTAAGGTCAACGCCGTGTGACATCGAAGGAGATATTAATACAGTTGGATCATTATTAACATAATGCTGTTCTAATATTGTTTCATTTCTAACACCAGGCTCACGTATCAAAAATCTAGACTCATTTAATTTATCACTTAAAAAAGATGTAATAGTATTATTATGTGTATGTATTATTCCCTTATCATTTTTATGAAATTCACATATTTCTTTTATTTGATTTACTATTTTAGGCAAGCTTCGCTTAAGATTATGATAATTTAATTTAACTTTAGTATTGCAATATATAGGAGCATTTTTTGCATCAAAAGAAGATTCAGCTTCTATATATTTAAATTTCTTAATACCTAAACTCTTACAAAAATTATTAGGGTCAATAATAGTAGCTGACATTAAAATTACTTTATCGGCATACTTAAATAAATGATTTGAGAGTTTATCAACTTTTAACGGCATAAATGTTATACCTTTTTTATCTGTTTCGTATAAGTATTCACTATCATTCCAGGTCTCTATAATTAAAGATAATTTAGAATGAATATTTCTTAAGGTGATAAGATTCTTTTTAGATTCAATGATAAATTTCTTATTTACCTTACTACTATTATTAGTAATTTCTTTTAAATCTTCTATCCTATCATTTAAATCTAATATTAACTCATTTATCCATTTTACTACCTGTAAGCTATTTCTCGAATAAAACGGCCTAATATTTACATCTAACTTACTAAGACTTTCAAAGTTAATATTACAAGAAAACTCTTTTACTAACTGATCTTCAAGTTCTGCCGCTTCATCGCAAATAAGAAACTGTCTCTTTTTTAAATGATCAGGTAGCGAAAAAAACATGTTATAATTTAACGTACTAAACGTTGATGTTAACGCTGTATTTCTATCTTCATAGTAAGGGCATTTATTTAGAGCCCAGCATTCTTCTTTCATTTTAGGTAAATGTAGACAGGGAGCTAACTCAACAGTAAATCTCTCATCTACTTCACATTGATAATTTGATTTACCTTTTAATACTTTTACGTCTTCAAATAAATCTTTATATTGATCTTGTAAAGCTTTAGTTATAGTTAATGCAGTACAACCAAATGGCTTTTCTTCATTACATTCATCCTCATATGTATATCCCCCTCCATGCGTTCTTCTATAAGCTAAATAATTTGTTACTAGCTCTCTAAACTCCTTCGTAGGTTGGTTAGATACATTACCTATAGTTTTAGATATAAACGATTTACCAGAACCTGTAGGTGCATTACATACTACAAATTTATAACCATCTTCAAAAGCTTGATCTATGTTTTTGAGTAATTTAACTTGAGCAGGGTTAGGAGTATAACCATCC